AGTCGAAGACTTCGTGCCTCGCAAGGGCGTGATGACTCGATATGCCAAGAAGATGGTTCGTCCTGATATGTATGGACTTGTTATTGTCCGCGGTCTGGAAAACTAGACTAGCATACTCGACGTAAGGTCAAAATAGTTAAAGCCCCGTCTCTTTTGAGGCGGGGCTTTCTATTTAGTAATAGCTTAATAGAGGAACGTATATGGCTCTCCCAAAATTAAATCCGGCCTCGACCACAAACATCAATGTGCTGCCCGCTACGGGAAGCACTACAAGCGTATCCGCTACGCTGCCTTTCGGGATTTATTCATCCGCGGCTTTTCTATCTGGCGCCGCCGATCAAGTGGCCTACACATACAAGAAGCTGGGTGGCGATGTATTAGATATTGAATTAGCCGAGGGGAATGTATATTCGGCCTATGAAGAGGCTGTCCTTGAATATTCTTATATTATCAACCTGCATCAGTCGAAAAACAGTCTTTCGGACTTCCTTGGTGCGGCCACAGCTTCGTTCGACCAAGATGGCCAAATTATAGCCGGCCACGCCCTCTCTGGGTCCGATATAGAACTACGTTACCCGCGCTTTGATTATGGATATATTCGGCGCGTCTCTCAAGCCATCTCACACGATGCCGGCATGGCCGGTAAGCTACCCATATACTCCGGGTCTCTCAATATGCAGCCAGGTAAACAGGATTATGACCTTCAGACGATCTTATCGGCCTCTTCCCTTACCGAGACCAACGCGCTTTTCTACGGCCGCGTTCAAAACAAGCGCGTGATCGTGCGAAAGGTATTTTTTAAAACTCCGCGTGCTATGTGGCGCTTCTACGGCTACTACGGGGGTTTTTCCGTGGTTGGTAACTTACGCACCTATGGTCAGTACGCCGACGATTCTACTTTTGAAATTGTCCCCGCATGGCAGAACAAACTCCAGGCCATGGCCTATGAAGACGCCTTATGGACCCGCATTTCTCACTATTCCTATGAGATATTAGATAATAGGCTGCGGCTCTTCCCGCGTCCCGACAGTACGAGCCCTCAAAAGTTTTGGGTCCAGTTCAGTATTGAACATGATTATGAACCATGGGAGGAAAGCGCCCGAGGAAAAGATGGTATTAGGGGTATTAACAACCTAAACACCCTCCCCTTTAATAATCTCCCCTATAACAAGATTAATTCTATTGGAAAGCAGTGGATTCGACGCTTTGCTTTGGCATTAACAAAAGAAATGCTAGGTCAAATCCGCGGTAAGTTCGCGGTCGTCCCCATCCCGGGCGAGTCGGTTACACTCAACCACTCAGAATTGCTCGGACAAGCGAAAGCGGAGCAGGATTCACTCCGCCTTGAACTCAAGGAAATCTTAAATGAACTCACATACGACAAACTCGCCGCTACCGATGCTGCGACCCAGGAGTCGGCTAAGAAAGTTCTGGAGAATGTCCCGGCGGGCATCTACGTAGGGTAGGTGACCATTAATGCCCACAACTAAGCGCCGTCAAAAACGCAGTAAGCGTACGCAAGAAGAGATTCAGGATACTAAAGCTACAAAATACAATTATGTAGGTAATGAGGGTGTAGAAAAGAAGTTGCATGAAATTGAATTCATGCCTTCGACACTTGAAACCATCGACGGCGCGATGCTGCGGTTCATCGATGAAGAGTTGAATCTTTCAGTGACGAGCAACGCTGGTTTTAAGAAGGTTCCCGTACTCTGGGTAACGGCCGAGAGGGCATACCAGCTAAAACATAATAAAGATCTGAGGGACTCAGAAGAAACACTCATTCTACCGCTCTTGACGGTGAATCGATCGAATGTAACGAAGGAACCGGACTTCCGTGGCAGCGTATATGCCAACTTATATCCTGCCCCGGGCCCCGCCGGCGGCACCATTACAGTTGCCCGACAGATTAACCCGAAGAAGACAGCAGAATTTCAAAATGCATTTTCGCAGCGACGCTATGGTATTAATAAGAAGGTAGCGGGCAAGATGCTAAACACCAATAAGCGTAATATGTCCACTCAACGTGCTGTTTACGAGACAATTACTATACCTCTGCCTGTCTGGGTCAAAGTGGAATATGAAATTACAGCACGTACCGAATACCAGCAGCAGTTGAATGAACTTGTCACGCCTTTCTTTACCGTTCCGGGAAATTCCCGGACCCCCAAGCGTATCCATAATGAAGGTCATTTTTATGAGGTTTTTATTCAAGGTAGCTTCTCGGATGGGTCTAATAAAGCCGACATTGGAATGGCTCAACGCAACTATGAAACCAGTATTAATATCGAGGTCTTAGGGTATCTGATGGGAGAAGACGCAAATGCGGAGAAACCCAAAATTGTGCGTCGTGAAAATGCAGTGGAATTTAGGTTTGCTCGGGAAAGAACAATCTTCGGCGATATACCCGACAACATTAAAGATGGATTTTATAGAGAATAATACCATTGCTACTATTTAACACTATTTACTTTTGAACATTTTCAGTGTATAGGAGAACCTAACGAATGTCGATTAAAAATTATAGATTTGTTTCCCCGGGAGTTTTTGTTAACGAAATTGACAATTCTCAAATCCCTGCTTCTCCCGCAGGCATAGGTCCGGTTATTATTGGTAGAGCCGCAAAGGGCCCTGCATTACGTCCCACTCGCGTCGACTCATTTGAAGAGTTCGTGAGCGTCTTTGGCGCGCCTGCTCCCGGTGGAGCCGGCGGCGACATCTGGCGAACCGGCAACGACACGACTGCGACCACCTACGGTGCGTACGCAGCCCAAGCTTATCTTCGTAATAGTTCTCCCGTAACTTACATCCGTCTTCTCGGCGAGCAGGCCAGCGGATATACCGTTGATTCCGGCGAAGCCGGTTGGACTCAGACTAATGCTTGGGGCCTTGTAGTGTTCGAACCGGTTAGTTCTTCTCACGGCACTGGCTTCAATGGCGCTAAGTTCGAGGGTTCTTTAGGCGCTATTTTCTACGCTCCCGTTAGCGTTGATTTTCAATTGACTGGCAACTGTGCGAAGTCGAGCTCCGTTGGCATCCCCGGCATTGCAGACCAAAGCCCATCAGGACCTGGATGGATTGTCGGCGACGATGGTACTCGTAAGCAGTTTAAGATGGTAATGACTGGCTCAGGCCCCGGCAGCGGCGGCTCGAAGACAATTACCTTTAACTTTGATCGGACCAGCTCGCGGTATATTCGAAAAGTGTTTAACACTAACCCTCAGCTTACCAATACAGGCATTACTGATGCTGCTACACGCCGTAATTACTGGCTTGGCGAGAGTTTTGACCGTCATGTTAATGCTAATGTGACGGATGCGACCCAAACTTATGCCGCAATCGTTCGGCTTGTCAATACCGCCGGCGCCACAAACGGTAGCGCTGGAGCGCACAATGCCGGCCTTCAGTCGGCCCAGTCGCCCCAGGTGATTGCTTGTCGTACAAGCACGAGTCCTTCTTCGCGACCCTTATTTACTATTCATGCCCTCAACGAGGCCGGTGACTGGACCAGCCGCAACCTGAAGGTCTCTATTCAGGATATCAAGCGATCTCCTGACAATGAGAGCGACTATGGTACTTTTTCTCTTGTCATCCGACACCTTAGCGACTCAGATAATGTGGTCCGCGTCGTCGAGCAGTTCAATAATTGTGACCTTAATCCGGACTCACTTGGTTATGTGGGCCGGAAGATCGGCACGCAGTACACTCAGTGGGATAGCACCGAGCGCCGCTATGTTCGCTACGGCGACTGGCCTAACGTTTCTCAGTACATTCGATTGGCGATCAACTCCGATGTTGATGCCGGTCTTACGTCCGCCGATCTTCTCCCCTTTGGATTTTCGGGGATTGTTAAATACAAGGATCAGGTCCTTGGCACAGCCGGCGCCGCCACTGGCGGTCAAATTATTCAGTCGACTACGGCGGGTGTTTGGCTTACGGGATCAGTCAACGGTACAGTTAATACCGACATGGTGAATTATTGCGGCAAACTCTTTAAGCTCCGCGGCGCAACCCTTAGTGCTTCTGTCTTGATGCCGGTGCCAGAGCTTCGAGTCTCCGCATCGGATGGTAATCTCCCAGTGAATACGGATGCTTATTTCGGATATCAGACTACTACTACTGCTGGGGGCACCGTTTTCGATCGCTCCAACATTGATCTCCTTCGTGTACGCGGTGGTATTGTGGGAAGCATGTTCTCCACGGATGCCTCTAGCGAGCGCTCTATGACCTTCACCCTCGACGATGTGTCGGGCTCTAGCGGTGTGTGGGAGAGCGGCTCTTTTACTGAGTCTGCGGCTACTGCGCAGTCGCTGACCCGCGCAAACGGCTTTATTGCCGGCGTCTTGGACGAAGGCTATGACCGCTTTACGGTGCCTCTCTATGCTGGCTTCGATGGTGTTAACATCACCGAGATGGATGCCTTCGCCAATCGTAATATGACGGGAACGCCGACCGACAAGACCAACTACGTCTTTAACTCGATTCGACAGGCTATTGATTCTATCGCGGACCCTGCCA